ATCCAAAAAAATTTTAAAAATGTTTCTTGAACTTCATAACCTGCGTAATTATCTGTAACTATTCTATATTTTTTTTTCATATTATTTTATTTTAAAATTATTGGTAAATTTGCTTCTGTTGGAACGTAAACTGTTTTATCAGATTTATATTTATACATTCCCTCAATCATTTGAAACTTTAAATAATCTGGATTATTTTTTAAAGCATTACCAACAACTTGAATCGCTTTTGATTTTGCGTTTGCTTCAATTAATTTAGTTTTTGCACTTGTTTCAGCTTCAATCATTCTTGTATCAGCTTCTAATTTAGCGCTTTCAAAATCAGCTTTTGCCTGTTCAACTTTTGCTTTTTTAGAAAATTCAGCTTTAAATAAAATTGATTTACCATCTGTTACCGCATCTTTTTCTTGTTGTTCTCTGTCAAAATCATAACAAGAAGTTAAACCTAAAGTTAATAATAATCCTAATGTAATTGTTAATTTTTTCATTTTAAAAATTTTTGTTGTTAAATAAATATTTGATTGTTTTTACCGCTATTATATAAAATATTACCAGAAGCGGAATCGCTAGTAAATATATTGCTAATTTCATATTATTTAGTTAATTCTTCTTTTACTTCTTTAGTCATTTTATATTTACCTTCAATAGTTGCAATATTACCACCATTTTTTAAATATTCAATAGCTTTTTTAAATTCAGGTGTATTTTTATTTAACCATTTTAATTCATCTAATTTAGGAAATCCTATTGCAGTTTTTTCGTGCTTATTAGATGCGTCTGAATCTTGTGTGTCATCAATAAGTAATAAGTTACCTAATGCGTATTTCTTTCCATAAGATGAAGCAGAACCAAATTGTTGAGGTACTTGCATTCCTTTTTGATTTAAGTCAATTCCAACAATAGCTGTAGCTGATATTTTATTAACTCCGTTGTTATCTAAAATAGTTGCTATTGATTTTAACATTGGAGGAAAATTATTATCAAAACTAGAAACTATCCTTTCTGTAATAATAAAACTTACTTGGTATTTTTCATTAAAAGGTTTTAATGCTTCTAATATATCTTCAGCACTTCTAAAGTTATATTTTCCAAATGAATTGAATTTTGATTTGTTTGCTTTAAATTCTTTTTGAATTAAAGACAGTTTTTGATTTAATGTTTGTTCCATTTTAATTTGCTGTTAAGTTATAAATTTCTTTTTTTACTAATGTCTTGTATTCCTTTGGACAATCTTCATCCAATACTTCAAAACAAAAACTTTGTAGCTTTGTTAGTTTTCCTTCAAGTTCGCAAATATGTTTTTGCATAACTTCCATTCTAAATCTGTTGTAATCTAATAAGTCTTTCATTATAATAAAGATGTTAATGTTAAATAAATCATTCCAAACGTAAATACGAATAGTAATGCTGATGCGAAGTCTTTTAAATTCTGTTTCATTTTTAAATGTTTTAATTGTTAATTGTTTTACAAATATATAACTTGTTTTTTAATACAAAACTATTTTAATTTATTTTAACAAAACTTTAACATATAGCAAAAAAAGGGTATCTAAAATAGACACCCGATTTTCAACAAAAAACAAAGAAACAGAATCTTATATATTATTTATTTTATCAGTATAGTAGTTAATTAAGTCTATTAAATCTATATCAGCAAATTTAACTATTTGTTTTGATTTAATTTGTAATTCTTCTGATAACTTATTACCAAGATATTGACTAAATTTGAATTGTTCGCCAGAACGAGATATATTGCATCCATAACATTGTACTCCAACATTGTTTTCATCCCATCTTGTAGAGTAATGTGAACGGGACATAAAATGCCCGTTTTGAAGTTTCTTCCAATGGTCTTGTTTTCCACAAGTAACGCAAGTAGCTATTTCATTAATAGCATCTTTCTGTCTTATATACTGACTAAAGATAGTATCTAATTTTATTACTAATGACTTGCGTGTTGGTTTTTTCATTTGTCAAATATAAATAGCACTTATTAACTTTAGTGTTAATAACAAATTTTAGAATTTAGAATTATTATTATATATTTGTACTTCCAATGCGTTGTAGACTTGCAGAACCTAATAAAATACGGAAGCTGTTTGGAACAGGTAATTATTGAAAATTTATTTTTTCTTTTTTTACTCTTTTTTTCTTTTTATTTACACTATATATTATATTAAAAAATATCTTTTATATTTATATATTAAATAAAGAATAATTAAACCTAATAAAAACCATAAATAAATAAAGTAATTTGCTTTTTTATCTATAATTTTTGATTTCTTATTTTCAACTTGTTTGGTTTGTACTTTAATTGATTGTTTTTGTTGTTTTAAAGCGTTTTCTGACACTTTTTCTTTCTTGTTATATAAACTATTAACTTTAGTTTTTTTAATCGTTAAAACAACGTTTTTATAATGTTTACCATCTACAATAATTTCTTTTAAACTATCTAAAGGTTTTATAATAATTTCATCACTATCTATAAATGTGTTTATATTAATTTGTGAATCAGTATCTTTTTTAGTTTCTATTTTAGTATCAACTATCTTTTCAAATAAACTATCTTTTTTAACTTCTGATATTTGTGTGTTTACTTTACGTGATGCACAAGATAATAAAAATACAATACATATGATATTAAGAAAAATAAACTTTGCTTTCATATAATCTTCTTTTAGTTAAACCTGCTACTTCTTTTTTATTTACTTTATTCCACTTTTTAAATTCTAATTCAATAGAAATATCATTATGGTTTTTATTTACTTTTTTTAATAATGTAGAACTTGCAAAATTACCAGTTCCAATATTATAAGCTAAAGAAACTAATGCGTTAAATTGATTTTGATTTAAAGGACTTGTAACTAATTTAGAAACTGTACTAGCGAATTTATCAGCAATATGTTTAAACATTTCAAATGCTTGTATTTTAGTTATTTCTTTATCTAACATTGTTACACGTTTGTTATCTAAATAGTAAGTGTTTCCAAATCCTATTGTAGCAATCTTTGCAGAACACAAATATGGCTTTGAACTAAATCCTTCGAATTCTGTAATTAACAAATAGCCTGAATTATTTAGCTTCATCTTTATTGTTCTTTTCCATTAAATACCATCTACGAGCAGTATAACCTGTAGCTATAATAAAAGCAAAAACTTTCATTGCTGAATCTACGTTTGTAAAAGTAAAAGCTAAATAACCACCAGTTAAAATAGAACTCTTTAAATCTAAAATATAATTTCTCATTTTTTTAATCGTTCTACGATATTTGTAACGCCTTCAATTCCAATATAAACTGTAGCTATAACAACCCAATCAGAAGATGTTAATGCTGCACTAAATAAACCAATACAAGCTATTATAAAAACTAATAACTTGCGTGAAATCCATTTATTTAAAATTATATCGAATTGTTCTCTGCTCATTTTAAAATACTTTTGTTAATGTAAAATTTTGTGATTGTATTCTATTAACTCCACTAGTTCCAATCCATTCAGCAGCTATAGTTAAATTATTATTAATAGTTGTATCGAAATTTGACTTTTCTATTTGTCTTAAATGAACTCCGTCAATGTTATTATTTGCATTTTTATTATATGTAAATAAACAATTTGCGAATATTTCAGCAGTTCCAGCGCCACCTATTTTTGTAATAGTAAAATCTATTGTTAATTCCCAACCTTTATTATTTGCAGTTGATAATGTATATGTTAAAGAATCAATTATTTTAATTCCATTTGATTTAATATGTATATTTAATATTTCATTGTTTGCACAAGTTAATTCTCCACACATTCTAACGAAAAAAGAATCTCCAACTTTAAATGTATCTGCAGGAACACTTAACGTTCCGACACCAGCACCAATAATTGAAGTTTCTCCACTTGAATGATAAACAATATTACTTAAAGCAGTTTGAGCATATAATCCATAAGAATTACTTGCAGGAATATCTAAAGCAGTAATAAACGGATTAGTTCCATCTTCTCCATCGTTTGTTAAATCAGAAGTATTAGTTGGAATAGTAATAACTACATCTCCAACTTCTCCATTAACAGAAGTAACTTGATTAAGATTTTGATTTACATTAATAGTAGTTAAATTAGGTTGTACTGTTATTGCAACTGTTTCAATAGTTTCGGTAACATTTATATCAATTATATCGTTTGCCATCTTATCTTGTTATATCACATTTAATTACAAAATTACCTTCTACCCAAGTTTTAACAGTTCCATCTGAAAAAGTTATTTCTATATCGTACACATAATTATATTCAGGAATATTAATTATCTGTTTGTTAATTTTAAACAATCCACCAGCAGCGTTTGTAATAGTTAAACCAGCAGAAGCAACGCTTGTTAAATTTAAAGCAATAACTCCACCACATTCTTTTCTTAATTGCATTTTAATAACAGCACCAGTTAAATTCAATACTACTGCATTTTTAATAACTGCAAAATTAACTGCTTCAAATGTATCTCCTTGTATATGTTGAAAATTTAAACTCATAATTTAATTATTTTAGGTATATATTCTTTTTCTTCGCAATTTAATATCCAATCAAATTCAGTTCCAGTAATTAAAACTTTATCTTCATCCGTTAAAAATGTAAACCATATATCGTTTATATCTTGAACACAATTAAATATTTGAAATGGTGCATATTCAACTCCTTGAATGCTATCTTTTTGTTCTATTGTTAAAATATATCCTATCATTATACTTGTCTTGATAAAGTTGTTTGAAATGCTTGTACTGATGTGTAAAAGTCGGCTGCTTGTGTATTGGTTAAACCATCGCCAATTGAAGCAAAAGCACATTGTTTAGAAGAAAAAACATTACCGCCATTATTTGCAGTTCCTATATATACTGGAGCATTAATAAAAGATATTAATGAAGATGTAGTTGTATTTGTAGTACTAAATTGAACATTATTTTTAAAAATTTTATGAGTAGTGTTATTTGTTCTTGTCGCAATATAATAACCTAATGAATTTGTATTTGCACCAGTAATTCTATTAGTCGTATAATTGTATTGGTCGCTTGATAAAGTGCCTAAATATCTTAATTCTAAATTCCATCTATAAGGATTAATTCCAACTATTCCCATTTCAGTTTGTGCTAATGAATTATTTGTTCTTGAATAAAAACTATAATGTGTAGAGTCTTGTGTAGAAGAAATTGATGGCGTTAATGTAGTATTCATATACGCATTTGTTCCATTAGGAGTAGCTCCTGTACTTGCAAAAGTCCAACCACCAGCAAATGTACCAGTAAAACTTGAACTCTTTAAATTCTGCGCACAAGCAGCAGCACTAGAACCAACCATTGGATAAATAGCTTTCATTGATGTCCATAATCCTTTTGCTTTTAAATCAACTACTAATTGATTAACAGCAGCTTGTTCTGTAGCAGTTAATGTTCCACCGGCAGCAGTTACTTTTGAATAAAAAGCTATTGAATCAGCATCAGCTCTAATTCCGTAAATTTCTGTTTCTCCACTATAACTATCTTTTTGAGATATACCCCAAGAAATAGAATTAGACGAAGCGCCTTGTCCCCATCCAATATTGTTATTTACTGCTCCTTGACCCCAATCTATATTATTTGCCATTTTGCTTTTCTAATTTATTTAAAAAGATTTCTAATTTTTTAACATTAGTTTCTTTCGGTTTATATGTTTCTTTTATAG